CTCGAAACACCAACGGCAACGCGGTAACACCGACCGAGAAAATGTATCTCGATCAGCAAAACCCGAATTGGCCTGCTGGCACACAAAGCGGAACGATCCGGCATTGGATGTTTGACCCCAGAAATCCCATGTTCTTTTGGGTCTGGCCCCCGGCGAATTCAAATGCTTCGCTCGAAATCATCTATCAGCAAGTCGTAACCGATTACGGCGCGGCGGACGTTCTGACGACCTATGAAGCGCTCTACGACAATAGTTTCATCAACTACATGTGTCATCGCGCTTTCTTGAAAGATTCGGAGGTCGCAGCCAACGCAGAGCGCGCTTCCGCGTACTACACGCTTTTCAAGAATGAGCTGGAAGCCGGCGCCCAGGTCACGATGACCATCACTTCAAATTCAAGAACCAAGGCAGGTGAGGGCAGGTAATGGCCAAGATCAACCTCGTTCAGGGCGACACGCTGCCTTACATCAATCTGAGTCTGACCAAATCAGACGGCACGGTCCTTGATGTTTCGGACGCCAGTGTCACGGTTCAAGTTCTCTTCAGGGCCTCCGGATCCACCACGACCCTCAGCACCATTTCAACGGTCAAGGTCGGCGGCGGCTCAACGGGTCAGGTTCGATTCAACTTCGATAACGGCGTACTCAACGTAGAGCCAGGGGCTTACGAAGGGGAGGTTGTTGTCAATTTTGGCGGAGGCGAGACGCAGACGATCTATGACCTCCTCAAGTTCTACGTCCGTCAACGATAGGTAACTCCATGTCACAGATCAGCAATTACACCGAGAACAAGATCCTCGATCTCCTTTTCAGGGGTCAGGCTTATACGGCTCCGACCGTCTATGTCGGCCTTTTCACCGCAGCTCCTTCTGCTGCAGGCGGTGGTACGGAAGTTTCCGGCAATGCTTACGCTCGCGTAAAGACCGCAGCCAGCACCTCGCAGGGCTTGGGCGATTGGACCGCAACGCAGGGCGGCAGCTCCGCAGCTTCCTCTGGTACTTCAGGCAACACGACCAACGTCAATGCTCTGAACTTCCCGACCCCTTCAGCTTCTTGGGGCAACGTCCAGTGGTTCGGTCTTTTTGACTCGGCTTCAGGCGGCAACCTCCTTTGGTGGGGACCGCTGACGATTCCGAAGACGATCAACCAGGCTGACGTCGTGAGCTTCCCGGCAGGTTCTTTGAGCGTCACCCTGAGCTAATCGATGATCCTTAACCGTACCGCGCTCAACACGACCGCACTCAATAGCTCGGGCTTAGTCCAGCTTGCGGGTGCGGCGTCGTGCGCGGCTACGGTTTCGGGTGCGTTACTGCTGACGGAAAACCTTGCAGGGGTATTGGCCTCTAGCACAACGGTTACAGGCGCGGTTAGTAATACACTGGCGCTTGCGGGGGCAGTCGCAGCAGCTGCAGTAACCTCGGGCGCGGCCTCCCTCTCGATGTCCTTGGCTGGATCGATCTCTTCGACGTCTACGGTGACTGGGCTTCTCTCTGAAGTCCACAACCTCGCTGGTGCGGCATCGGTTTCGTCTACGGTTACGGGCGCAGTTACCAACACGCTCAACATTGCAGGATCAATCACTGCACTGTCGTCAGTTCAAGCGACCGCCAACCTCTCGATGACCTTGAACGGCGCGGCTTCGGCTTACGCCTACACCTCGGGATCTGCGGCACTGAGCAAGCTGATCTACGGCGCAGGATCTGCCTCAGCCATCGGAACGGCGACACTCACGGATCAGTTTGTCCTGGCAGGTCAGGCTTCGGCTTCTGCCTTGGTTGTCGGGGATCTTCAGCGAACGGTTGTTCTGTATGGAGGCCCGATTTACAGCACGACGGACGCGCCAATCCTTAACGCAATGGCCCTAAATTCGTGGGTGCTTAACGGATCAACAATCGGCGCTCCTCTGTCTGTTTTAACCACGGTTTCCCCGGCCTCCCTGTACCTCAAGGAGAGCCTTGCCGGTTCCGTACTGGTCTCCAGCGCAGCATCGGGCATCCCGTCACTCTCAATGTCCTTGGGCGGGGCGCTTCAGTCTGCAGCCAGTGTTTGGGGTACGGCATCACTTGTCATGCCGCTCAACGGCCAGCCGATCTCGGCAGCCGCTCAGGTTTTCCCGGCATCGCTGACGCTTGCAGAGCAGCTCTCTGCTGCGATTACCGCTCAAGGCTCCGTCGCTGCGGCAACGATCCTTCTTTCCAAGCCTCTCGAAGCAGCGATTGCGGTAATCGGGACCGGGCAGGGAACGCTTCAGCTTGCCGAGCTTCTCGCGGGTGCAGCTTCAGCGACCGGAACCTTTGCTCCGGTTTATATCCGGGTCTTCCCAGGTCACGCAATCCTCATCGACGTCACAGTCGATGGCATCGTTATTGGGGCAACGACAGCAGACAACATCACGCTTTCTGCCTACGCGGAGCAGATCACCATGACCGCAACGGCTGACTACATCAACTGGGAGCAGGCAGCATAATGGCTCTGAAGTATTCAAATAACGCCACGACGACCCTTGCGGCGGCGATCACCTCGACCACGGCAACGTCACTGACGGTTGCAAGCGGAACCGGCGCTTTGTTCCCGACCCTTTCGGGGAGCGATTATTTCCTCGTCACGCTGACCAACAACTCAGCGATGGAAATCGTCAAGGTCACAGCGGTTTCAGGGGATGTCTTCACGATCGTTCGAGGACAGGAATCCACGACTCCGAATACGTTCCCGGTTGGGGCAACGGTCGGCAACTTCCTCACCATGGGCGCTCTCGATCAGATTAAATCGGACGCGATCACGGCGGCTCTTACCGGAAATCAGGTCCAGCCTTACGACGCAACGATCCTTAAGTCTGCCGCGATCGGCGTTACTGTTCAGCCCTACGATTCAACGATCCTAAAATCAGCAAGCATTGGGTCTGCCGTACAGGCTTATAGCGCGATCCTCGCCGCAGTCGCGGGGCTTTCGGGTACTTCAGGATTCCTGACGAAGTCCGGGGCCAGCACTCTATCTCTTGATACTAACACCTACGTCTCGCAACTCGGTGGCGCAACAGGAGCTGCGAATCTTCCGGTCGGCACTACCGCTCAACGCCCAGGCTCTCCAGTCGCGGGCAACATCCGCTACAACGCAACCACCGGCAAGTTCGAGGGTTACGGTTCTGCATGGGGCAACATCGGCGGCGGCGCGTTCATTGGTGACACGGCTCCTGCGAATCCCGGTTCTGGGGATCTTTGGTGGAACTCAGCCACCGGCCACACGTTTGTCTACTACGGATCTGCTTGGGTCGATCTCTTTGGCGGGGCAGAAGGTCAGTACTTACCGCTGACGGGAGGGACGATCTCGGGGAACTTGGCCTATACCGGAACGCTGACCGGCGGGACCGGCGTAATCAATATCGGTTCTGGTCAGCTCTATAAGGATGCGGCTGGCAACCTTGGCTTGGGTGTTACGCCGAGTGGGTGGGGTACGACAAAAGCCATTCAATTGGGAAGTCCATCATCAGCGATTACCGGTTCCATTTACGCCCCCGGAATAACCAATGCTGTTGGTATAGCGGAAAACGCCTACTATAACGGCGGGTGGAAATATGCTTATTCTGGCAGTTATTCTGCCGGTAGGTATGAAATGGATGGAGGGAACCATTACTGGCACATAGCAGGGTCTGGCACAGCAGGAAACGCTATCTCCTTCACTCAGGCGATGACGCTGAACGCGAGTGGGCAGTTGCTGCTCGGGACGACAAGTCCTATAGGCGGCGGAACCCTATCAATTTGGGCTGCTGCAAATAACATAACGCTACAGGCTTCAGGAGCTTCTGGTGCTGGACTTGCCACAATGATTGGCTTCCAGAATTCTTCAGGAAGTTATGTCGGGGCTATCTATAGCTCAGGAACTGCTACAACTTACACTTCTGGGTCGGATCAACGCCTGAAGAACGATCTAGGCGTAGCCACCGACACCTCCGTTATCGACAACACCATTGTCAGAGACTTTGGATGGAAAGCTGACGGATCAATTGATCGCGGTGTATTCGCTCAGGAAGCCTATCTGATCAAGCCGACTGCGGTAGTCAAGGGACAGTCTGAAGAACTCAACGAAGACGGAACCCCTGTTCATCCTTGGGGCGTCGATTACTCCAAATACGTCCCCGATCTCATCGTTTACTGCCAGCAACTTAGCAAGCGCCTGAGTGCGCTGGAGGCTCACTAATGGCCATGACCTTCCCCTCATCCCCGACCCTAGGGCAGCAGTACAGCGTTTCGGGCGGCCCGACCTACACATGGGACGGCACGGTCTGGAAGATCCTGACACCGGGATCTCAGTTCTCAGAGCAGCAGTTCACTGCAACGGCTGGGCAGACGAGCTTCACGGTTTCTGGGGGCTACGTCATCGGGGCAGTCGATGTGTACCGGAACGGCGTCAAGCTGGTGGTCGGTGTGGACTTCCTTGCGACGGACCTCTCAACGGTTGTCCTGACCAACGCAGCCTCTGCGGGTGACACGATTGAGGTGGTCAAGGCCGCGCAGATCCTCTATGCGGATGCACTCAAGGCGACGAACAACTTGTCGGATGTAGGGAATGCGGCGACGGCGCTCTCGAATCTGGGCGGGGTATCGAACACCAGTCAGTTAGCCGGGAACAGAAACAAGATCATCAACGGCGCGATGATGATTGACCAGCGGAATGCTGGGGCGAGTGTGACTCCTACGGATGGGCAATATACGATTGATCGGTGGCAAGCGCGTCAAACAACATCATCTAAGTATAGCGTTCAACAAAATGCTGGATCTATTGCCCCTCCTACGGGATTTACTAATTATTTGGGAATCACATCATTATCGGCTTATTCAGTTTCTGCAACAGACATTTTTCAGATCGGCCAACAAATAGAAGGCTTTAACATTTCTGATTTATCATGGGGTACGGCAACTGCAAAATCAATAACATTATCGTTTCAAGTTTATTCATCATTAACAGGAACATTTGGGGGGGCTTTATCAAACGGAGCAAATGGATATTCATATCCATTTAATTACTCAATCCCTGTTGCAAACTCTTGGACTTCAATTTCTATAACAATTCCCGGCCCAACATCTGGAGTTTGGACAACAAATAATGCAAGTGGAATACAGGTAAAAATAGGTTTAGGTGTTGGTTCAACCTATAGCGGCACTGCTGGATCATGGGCGGCGGTTGGTTATAACTCAGCCACAGGCGCAACCTCTGTAGTCGGCACCAACGGCGCAACCTTCTACATAACCGGAGTCCAGCTAGAAAAAGGCGCTACGGCCACACCGTTTGAGAACAGGCTTTACGGCACTGAGTTGGCGTTGTGTCAGAGGTACTGCTGGAATATGAACTATGCGCAGGGGCAAGCGTATGTAAGGTTCCCTATGGGGTTTAACACCTCAACAACAGCAGTTGTAATAGGCGGGATAGCGTTGCCTGTTACTATGCGTACCAATCCAACATTAACGTGGAGTGGTGGGATACAGGATTTGTACGGGTCATCGGGAGCTACAGGAAATTCAGTTGTTATTGGTAGTGATACGAGTAACGGGAGTATGATGGCTATAATCGGTACGTACAACTCTGGCACAGTAGTTTCCGGTGTGGCGGCAAGTTTTAGAATAAACAACAGCACTACTTGGTATGCTATTTTTACTGCGGAGTTGTAATGAAGTACATATTGCTAGGTAGCGCTCCAGAATACACGGCTGTTTATTACATAAACGAAAATGGGGCAACGGTGTCTTTCCCGTTTTCCATTGATAACACCGATTACCAGCAGTTCAAAATCCAAGTCGCTGACGGCACTCCATTGGAAGACCCCGATGGCAACGTCATGTCCGCCGAACAAGTATCGGCGTTTTTAGAAACACTCCCCTAAGAGGCAGCATGAACCCCGAAACCCCTATCACTCTGAACGTCACCCTTGGCGAGATCAACGGCATCCTGACTGGCCTTGCCCAGTTGCCTTACGGACAGGTCGCTGCTTTGGTTGCGAAGGTACAAGGACAGGCAGAAGCACAGGCTAAACCGGCTGAAGTACCGGCTGAGAACATCGAGGAATAAGACATGACACGAGCGGCGAATCTTGCAGAGGCGGCTGGATCAGGGTTCGCCTTTCGTAATCGGATTATCAACGGCGCGATGATGATCGACCAGCGGAATGCTGGGGCGAGTGTAAATATTGGAACAGCTAACACGGTTATTTATACAGTAGACCGCTGGTATGGCTATGGATCTCAAGCAAGCAAGTTTACGGTGCAGCAAAATGCCGGATCAGTTACTCCACCAGCGGGCTTTATTAACTATCTTGGTATTACAGTAGCATCTTCTTCTTATACTCCGGTTAGTGCAGAAGAATTTAATATCGCCCAACCTATTGAAGGATTCAATATATCCGACTTGGCTTGGGGTTCATCTAACGCAAAAACGGTCACTTTATCTTTTTGGGTTTATAGTTCACTGACTGGAACTTTTGGTGGATCATTAAGGCAAGGATCAGGAGCTTATTCGTACCCGTTTACTTATACGGTTTCTACAGCAAACACATGGACTCAGATTAGCATTGTAATTTCTGGGTCCACCGCTGGAACATGGAATACGAATAATGGCACAGGGATACTTGTGGGATTCAGCCTTGGTGCAGGATCTTCAAAGCAAGCAACTCCCGGCGCGTGGACGTCTGGAAATTATTCAGCGGCCACAGGGCAGATAAATGTTCTTGGAACGGCCAACGCAACCTTCTACATCACCGGAATCCAGCTAGAAAAAGGCTCCGTTGCTACTCCGTCTGAGAATCGACTTTATGGAACTGAGTTTGCGTTGTGTCAGAGGTATTTCTGGTTGCTCAATACTTACCAAACCCCTTTCAATGTTGTTTGGTACGCTTCAGCAATTCGTCTTGCATTGGCCTGCCCGGTAGTAATGAGAGCGGCCCCAACGATAACATTGACAGGAGCGACGGCGGGTGCAATGTTTTCTACTACTAATGACGCCAATTACACAAACTTTTCCTACAGTTCAGCTACCACTCAACAGCTCACATCCATGACGGCTATATGGATAAATGGGTCAGCGGATACGACTGCTGGAGGGGGACCCTTATTTATGCAGGCGGGAAGAATTTTAAGCGTCAGCGCGGAGCTATAAATGTATTACCAACAAGTACAAAATAACGGGAAAATAGTTGGAGCCAACAAAATTGGCGAAGACTTTATCGGCAGCATCCCCTTCGATCCCGCGAATTCTGATTTCGCAAAGTTCAAAATCGACCTAGTCGAAGGCGTCGAACTCCAAGACCCAGACGGCAACGTGATGACGCAGGAACAGGTTGACGAGTTTCTGAGGACGATACCGTAATGCCAACAGTCGAACTGACGATTCAGACGCTGAACCTCATGATGGGGTTCAG